ACACAGCAAGTGGTTCAGATAGAATTATTTGGCTTTGTAGTAATTTTACAATATTCAAAAGAAAGTCTGATGAAGAAATTGCAGAAGATGGACCAAACTCTGGCAATAGAAAGCTGATACCCGTTATTAGTCGTCATGGAGGTGGTTTAGACGATAATGACTATATTAATTGTAATATGGAAGGTTGGTGTGCGAGAATTACTGAAGGTGATACAAAGTTAGAAATTAAAAATAATACTTCCTCTAATAACGACGGGTTTATAATCAATGAGCAGTCTGATGAAACAATCGACTTCGTATAGTCAAGATCAGCTTAAAAATTTGTGTGATTTGGTATGTGATGATATTGAAAGACTTTTACAGGTTTTAGAAGTTGAAGATTATAGACTCACAGAAAAAATGGTTTTTTGCAAATGTCCTATACATGACGGAGATAATGAATCAGCATTAAACTTATACTATACTGGAGAATCATATAGAGGGAATTGGAAATGTAGAACACATGGTTGTGAAGAAACTTTCCGTTCTTCTATTATCGGTTTTGTAAGAGGTGTTTTGTCTCGTCAAAAATACAACTGGTCTTGCGATAAAGATAAAACAGTTTCTTTTAAAGATGCTGTAGATTTTTTATTAAAGTTTGTCAATAAAGACCTGGACAATATTAATATTAATAAAAATGTTGATAATTTTACTAGTGTAGCTAAAAGTTTTAGTAAGAAAAAACAAGAGAATAAACTTAAGCTAAAACCTAGCCAAGTAAGATCGTCTTTAAAAATACCAGCATCTTACTATATAAATAGAGGATATTCTGAAAAAATATTAGAGAAATATGATGTCGGCTTGTGTGACAATCCTGACAAACCTTTTTATAATAGAGTTGTAGTTCCTGTATATTCTTCTGACGGTAAGTATGTCATTGGTTGTACTGGTAGAAGCATCCACAATAAATGCTCAAAGTGTGGTTGTTATCATCATCCAAGGAGAGATTGTCCCGCACCAGACAAAAGATGGATATACTCCAAATGGAAACATAATCAAAATTTTAAATCACAGAATAATCTATACAATTTTTGGTTTTCTAAGGATCATATAAAGAAAACAAAAACAGTGGTTTTGGTTGAAAGTCCCGGTAATGTTTGGAGGCTTGAAGAAGCAGGGATTAAAAATAGCGTTGCTATATTTGGTTCTTCAATGAGTAATCATCAAAAATTATTAATAGATTCTTCAGGAGCTATGAATATCGTTGTGTTAACAGATAATGATGAAGCAGGAACAAAAGCTTATGAGCAAATTAATGATAAGTGCAAAGATATTTATAGAATGCACAGGCCAAAGTTCGATGCTGATGATATTGGTGAAATGTCTATAGAAAACATACAAGAACAAATACTCCCAACTGTAAAGGATATACATGAGCAATATTAAGATAATAGCTTTTGCAGGAAGAAAGCAATCTGGAAAAACAACTTGTTGTGAATTTGTTAAGAATGTATTTGAAACATCAAACCATTCTGGCGATTGTAGGGTTTATAATTTTGCAGACCCATTGAAACAAATGTGCATTAATGTTTTTGGACTTGACTATCATCAGTGTTATGGAACCGATGATAATAAAAACGAGTTGGTAAATTGCAAATGGCCAGATAATAATAAAAACATGACAGCTAGAGAAGTATTGCAATATGTCGGTACGGATGTTTTTCGAAAAATGCAACATAATGTATGGGCAGATGCTACCGTAAGACTTATAGAAAAAGAAAACCCTACTTTAGCTTTAATTGCAGATTGTCGATTCCCAAATGAAGTAGAAGCTATAAAAAATGCAGGAGGGATCGTCATAAAGCTTAACAGAGACACTTACAATTCTACACATGCTAGTGAAGTGTCGCTAGATAAAGACAGGTATGATGAAAGTAATTTCGATCTGGTAGTAGATAATCAATACATTAATCTTAGTCAAAAGAACAAAACAATCTTTGACTTTCTAACCATAAAAGAGGTGTTATCATTATAATTACATACTTTAGAAGTTCTTCATACAATACACACGATATGTGTGAGCAACAATATTTTTTTGATTATGTATTGGGTTATAAAGGACCTTCTAATAAAAAGGCAGACAAAGGAACAATAGTACATAAAGCATTAGAAATTTTAGCTTTTATAAAATATACAGAGCAACAAGGTGAAGACACCTTTGAAGATGATATTATAGGGGAGGTAAATATTCATGATTATGATTTAGACAAAATTATTCTCGATGTTTATACATATTACACATCAATGTTTAATCATCACAAATGGACATCTACTGATTACAAAGATTGTCATAAATGGACATACAAAGCTATAGAATATGGTGACGGCTTATTTGATCCTAGAAACAGAAATATTTTATATCCAGAACAAAGATTTGATATTCCTGTTAATAAATCGTGGGCAAAATTTAGCTATGATCACAATGGCGAAAAGCTAGAAGGTAATTTGTCACTTAAAGGTACTATTGACTTAATTGTAAAACCTAATGATAATACAGCAGAAATTATTGATTGGAAAACAGGAAGAAGGTTAAATTGGGCAACGGGTGAAGAAAAAACTCAAGAAAAATTAGAGCAAGATCCGCAGCTCATGCTTTATTATTACGCTGTACAACATTTATATCCAGAAATAGATAATTGTATTGTCACAATATTTTTTATAAATGATGGTGGACCTTTCAGTGTGGCATTCGGTAAAAAAGATTTAGCAAGAATGGAGGATCTATTGCGTAGAAAATTTGATAAAATTAAAAAAACGAAAATTCCTAGGTTGAGTAAAAGTTGGAAATGTACAAAATTATGTCATTATGGAAAAACTGATTTTCAAGATACTGATACCATTACTCCGATAGTAGAATATAGAGATGAGCAGGTTTGCAAAAAGGGTGATTTTATGACAAAGTGTGAACAAGTTCATCATGATCTTCAAGTTAAAGGTATGAAGAATGTGGTTGACGAGTATACGGTTCCAGGGTATAATGTTGGATATTACAAACCCCCAGGTAGTGCAGAATGACATATTCACATTTTTGGACTAGTGTTCCGGGTTGGTTCAATTATATTAGAACTTTCAATTTAATTTTGGATATGATACCTAATAATTTTGTTTTTGCAGAAATAGGAACATTTATGGGAAGAGGTCTGAGTTACTTTACTGTTGAATCTTTACTAAGGATGAAGAGTGGTGAAATCTATGCGATAGACACATTTCAAGGTTCTGAAGAACATCTTAATGAAAAGAGCCCACACTACATTCCCTCTTTAAAAGAAGATCCAAATTTTTTACTTAGAGAATATAAAAAACACACATCAGATATACAGGAGTATATAACTACCATACAAAATGAATCCACTGTTGCAGCTAAGTCTTTTAGAGATGAATATTTTGATGCTATTTATTTAGATGGTGCTCATGATTATAAAAGTGTTCTCGAAGATCTCGCATCTTGGTATCCCAAATTAAAACAGGACAAAATTTTACTATTCGGAGATGATTGGGGTTGGGATACTGTTCGACGAGCAGTTGAAGACTTCGTAAAAGATAAAGATCAATTGAAAATTTTTATAACAGAACCTAATGAATATCTAATTACAAACTTAGAGTTTAACTAATGAAAAAATATATACCTTTACATGTACATAGTCACTATTCTCTATTGGATGGACTAAGCAGGCCAAAACAAATTGCACAAAGATGTGTCGATATCGGTGTTAAAAGCTGTGCTATTACAGACCATGGAAATATAGCTGGAGCTGCCCAAGTTCATGCAGCATTAAGATCTAAAGGTATTAAGCCTATATTGGGCTGTGAATTATATATCTGTGATCAACATGCATCAATGAAAGATAAGAGTAATGGTAAGCTTAGTCATTTTATAGTTTTAGCTAAAAACTTACAGGGTTGGAATACATTAGTAAAAATAATTTCTGAATCTAATAAGCCAGAACATTTTTATAGAAAACCAAGATTAAGCATAGATCAGCTTGCGGAAATTGTTGATGAAAATATCATAGGGTTCTGTGGACATTTAGGTTCATACTTAGCTAATAAAATTTTATCTAATGATGAAATTGTTGATAATTGGAAATCTATAGCTACTACTGAAGTTAAGAAACTAAAAAAAATATTTGGAGATAATTTTTTTCTTGAAACTCAACTCATGGACAAAGAGCTTAATCCTGCTCAAATCTCTTTAGCAGAATGTATTCGAGAGCTTTCTAAGGATTTAGGAGTTCGAGCAATCTGCACTCCTGACGCTCACTATGCAAATCAAAAAGACGCTATAGATCAAAGAATACTTTTGTGTAATAATTTAAAAACTACACTTCCAGAGATTAATAGAAAATTATCTAATGAAGAAGATGTACCAATGTCTACGTTTTTTATTAGTGATAAATATTATATACTATCTCCAGAAGAAATGCAGGAGCTTCACACCGAGGAAGAAATAGAAAACACTAATTATGTCGATAGTCTTTGTGAAAGCTATGATATTAACCATGAACCTAGACTACCTCCATTTCAAACGGAAACATCTCCGGATGAATATTTAAGACAACTATGTAGAGAGGGCTGGAAAAGAAAAATAGGTACTAAAGTAGAAAAATCGTTACACGAAAAGTACGCGGATAGAATCAAGTATGAGTTATCTATTTTACAATCTGCTGGTCTTTCTAGCTATTTTTTAATAGTGTCCGATATAGTCAAATATGTGAAGTCTCAGGGGTGGTTGGCAGGTCCTGGTCGTGGTAGTGCAGCAGGGTGTTTGGTCTCATATCTTATCGACATCACATCTATTGATCCAATTAAGCACGATTTAATATTTGAGCGTTTTTATAACGCTGGTAGAAATACTAAGGGCAGAGTTTCTATGCCTGATATAGATATGGATGTTCCAATTAATCAAAGAGAACAGGTTATAGAATATATAAAAGATAAGTATGGCTCTGACAATGTTTCTCAAATGATTACGTTTAATACTTTAAAGGGTAGAGGAGCATTAAAGGATGTGTTAAGAGTATATGGAGATGTGACTTTTGATGAGATGAATCAAATAACAAAAAATATTCCTGATGAAGCAAAAATAGCAGATGAATTAGAACAAATGAAAGATGAGTATGGAGATGCTTCTATTATACGTTGGGCATTAGAAAACAGAGTTGACAACCTGAAGAATTGGTGTTATATTGATAAGGAGGGAAACCTCTCAGGTCCGTTCGCTAAAAGATTTGAACAGGCCATGCGTTTAGAAGGAACAAAGGTTAATCAATCTAAACATGCTGCTGGTGTTGTCATTACAGATAAAAAATTAGAAACTATTTGTCCAATGATTTTTGACACCAAAACGAAACAACCAATTGCTGGTATGGAGATGAACGACTTAGAATATTTGGGTATTATTAAATTTGACGTTCTAGGTATAGCTATGTTAGACAAGGTAATGAATATTAGTAATACTTTAAGATATGGAGAACTATAAAATGAGTAATTTATTTTCTGATTTAAAAGAAGGTGATAAATTTCAAATTCCTGGTAAAGAAATAGTATATGAAAAAACAAAAGCTGTTAAAATCAGTTGTTGTAAATCACAGAATGCTAGACAATTGAATGATACTACTAAAAAAACTTTTTTTCAACCAGGAACGATTGTAGAGAAAAATGGCTAATAAACAAAAAATTTGTGTTTTTGACTTAGAAACAGATGGTGTTGATCCTGAAAAATGTGATCCTGTACAAATTGCTGCTCTTATGATTGATCCTGTAAGTTTGGAAATCATACCAGATTCCGAATTTAATATTAATTGTAAGCCAGCTAAATTAGAAAAAGATAAAGACTATTGCTACGAAGATAGTGATGTTTTAGAATTCCATGCAAAAGTAACTGGAAGTTCTAAAGAAAAAGTCTTAGCAAGCTGGAGGGACTATCCCAAACAGTCTGCAAGTTGGAAAATGTTTATAAGTTATCTAGATAAGTATCACACTAGATCTTCTAGAAAAAATCAATTTTCAGCACCTATTGCGGCAGGATACAATATCAATAGGTTTGATTTAAGGATTTTGCAAAGACTTAGCACAAAATATAAAAATGTTAATAAAGAAGGTAATATGAATATTTTTTATCCCAGAGATGTGGTAGATATTATGAATATCCTTTTTTATTGGTTTGAGTCAAATAATGAATTAGAGAAATACACATTAGATCATTTTAGAGACTATGTGGGTATCTCCAAAGAAGGTGCTCATGATGCACTAAAAGATGTTCAAGACTCTGCTCAAATTTTGATTAGATTTTTAAAATTACATAGGTCACTCTCTGAGAAAATTAAATTTAGAAATTCATTTACATGAAATATTATACCTTTGATTGCGGTTGTAAATTCAAGCTTTTGGACGATAATGAAGACAAAGAAATCCCATCTATTGATTTTTCATTATCTTTAGAAGACCTTAATTTAGACTGTAAAAAAACTTGGGACCTTATATCTTCTGGAAACACTAAAGGCTGTTTTCAGTTAGAGTCTCGTTTGGGCAGGTCTATGGCTAAAAAGTTAAGACCTGAAAATATAGAACAACTTTCTGCATTAATTAGCATTATGCGTCCTGGTTGTTTAGAAGCAATGAGAGACAATAAAAGTGTTAGTAATCATTTTATAGACAAGAAGAATGGACAAGAGAGTATTGACTATTTTGATCCATGCTTAGAGTCTGTTCTCAAGCCTACATACGGAGAAATGATTTATCAAGAACAGGCAATGGAAATTGCCAGAATCATTGCTGGTTTTGACCTTCAAGAGGCGGATGTTTTGAGAAAAGCCATCGGAAAGAAAAAAGTTGGCCTGATGGCAGAAGTGAAGAAATCTTTTTTAAAAGGTGCTAAAAAAACCGCTGTCACTTCTATAGAACACGCTACAGATATTTTCGGATGGATCGAAAAAAGTCAAAGATA